CATCGTGGCTTTGTCGGAATCAGTTCCCGCAATGTAAGCCGTCGTGATGCTCATGGTCAGTGTGACGTTACCGGATGTGTTGTTATAGATAGAGACAGCGTTGCCTGCACTGAACACATCATTGACGACCGTGATACTGCCGCTGGTTCCGACCGTGACATACTCACCGATATCAGAGATGGTGAGGGTATAGGCCGTTGTTTTCTCTGAACCGGCTGATGGGATGTTGCGAAGATTGCCAACCGAGTCAGATAAGTTAGAGATGACAACAGACTGACCCGACCCGATTGAAATGGCCGTTGCACCGCCTGTCTGAATGTTTAACTCAGATGTTGAATCTGCGGTCGATACGATCCCGTTTTGGGCATTGATTACGTTAGCCATTTCAAAACCTCAAACCTTTAATAGTTTACTTTTAGGATCACGATACCGGAACCACCTGCACCGCCACTTACGGCACTAGGTCCAACAATGCCAGCCCCGCCACCGCCACCGCCGGTATTAGCAGTAGCAGCACTACCATTTGTTCCATAGCCACCGTTTGCACCGCCACCAGCACCACCTGTTCCAGCAGTACCCGGAGATGGAGTGTATGGAGGAGCAGATACGCCGCCGCCACCTCCACCAGCATAAGTGACACTACCGCCAGAAATACTAGAGGCTGTTCCAGCACCGCCGTTTCCGCCAGTCGTAGTGCCACCATTTCCACCAGCAGCACTTGCACCGCCACCAGCACCGCCGCCATAACTTGGAGCACCGCCGCTTATTCCACCGTTGTTGCCTTGAGAGGGGGAAACAGACGGAGTATTGCCAGCACCGCCCGAAGGCTGACCGTACGCTCCGCCACCAGAGCCGCCGGACTTAACATTATTAGCAGGGCTGGCTTGATCGCCACCGCCACCTCCACCGCCTCCGGCAGAAGTAATAGTGCTGAATACCGAATTCGATCCAGATGTACCTGAAGTAATTGACGGCGCAGTAGAGCCTGTTCCGCCTCCGCCAACGGTAATGGTGTATTCAGTTCCGCCTGTGATACTTAATCCAGTACCAGTACGGAATCCCCCTGCGCCTCCGCCACCACTAGATGCGCCTGTACTTCCTGCGCCACCACCGCCACCACCACCCGCAACAACGAGATAGTCAACACTGACAGCATTGGCAGGGGCTATCCATTTCTGCGTAGATTTAAATGTGAATATGGTTGTAGTAACTGGAGCAGTGTATTTGAGGACAACAATACCGGAGCCGCCCTTGCCGCCAGCACCCGCAGTCGGGGCGGTGTTATATCCGCCACCACCACCACCACCACCAGTATTAGCGGCACCATCAACGCCGTTAGGCGATACGCTGGCACCGCCAGTTCCGCCGCCGCCTGAACCACCACTCGTTGCGGTTGAAATATTAGTTCCACTACCGCCGCCGCCTGAATACGTTACAGACGATCCAGAAATAGACGAGGCAGTTCCATTTCCGCCATTCCCGTTGCCGGGAGATGTATTGTAATTATTTCCTGCTGCGCTGGCTCCACCGCCGCCGCCACCATACCAAGTAGAAGGGTTGGATTTACCGCCTGTGCCGCCATTATTGCCTTGAGACGGAACCGTTGAGGGTGTGTTTCCAGACCCAGCAGTAGTATTGCCTGTATCTACTGAGCCGCCCCCACCGCCTGATCCACCGTTACTGCCATTTGTTCCCAACCCTCCCGCATAACCTCCGCCGTATCCACCGCCAGTTGAGGTAATAGTGCTAAATACAGAATTGTTCCCAGAAGTTCCATTTTTTGAAGCCGCTGTAGACGCGTCAACGCCCGGTCCACCATTTCCGCCAGCGCCTACCGTAACGGTGTAATCTGTTCCCGCCGTGACCGACAATCCTGTACCGGTTCGGAATCCTCCCGCACCGCCACCTCCGCCAATGACGCCGCCACCACCCGCGCCACCCGCGACGACAAGGTACTCAACCTCAGTTACATCTGCTGGAGCCGTCCACGTTCCTGTGGCAAGGAAGGTTTGAATAATCGTGACTGTCGGAAAAGGCCAAGTTCCTGCTGAACGATAGGGAAGAATCTGGCTCATCAACCAGACTCCCTTCGCAGAACTTGAGTTAACTGTAGGCGCAGCCGCTCGTATGACTCCGCCTGTATATCGCAGGGTCATTAGTTGATCTCTTCCCAAGAAGCGACAACAACAAGATCACTGGCCGTACCAGCCGTCGCACCAATAGACTGATCTTCCTTCAAGTAGATCGAAGTGTTCTTGTCGATAACAACCAACGTTGCATCAGCAGGAACAGATACTGTGGAAGCCAGAGCGTAAGCCGTGCCGCCTAGGTCATCCTGACTGTAGACATTGATCGAAATATCTGCCGCGCTTGTACCGTCCACGTTCGCCACAATGATGCTATTGATCTTGAAGACCTTGCCGCTAGATGCAGCGTTGTTCACGATAGCCGTTGCGTTCGTGGTAGATAGTGATGTCAGTGAGTTGTTCCCGTAGATTGCGGAAACGCTGACAATGTTTGGATTCGCCATCTCATCAACCTCCGAACACAATCGACATTGCGATTGCCTTTCCAACCGTTGCTATCGTACCGGCACCGCTGCCAGACGCTTGATTCAAAACTACCCAAGTCTGTCCTGCTGGAACCGTGACGTTGTAACCCGACGCAATAGTGACAGGTCCAACACTCAAACCGTTCTTGCCAGTGCTGATGGTGTAGTTTTCGCTTATCGTGATTTCCGACTCTAAGATCGGACCATCCGCAGCCGTCGAAGAAATCGTGAAACTAGGATATCCGCCACCAACTGTGATTCCGGTTCCCGCCGATATAGCGACTGTTTGATCCGGAGCCGTGTTGGTGATGGTGATCGAACCCGGCGCGTTAGCAACGCTAATTCCGGTGCCAAACTTAAGAGTGTTTAAACTAAAACCTGATCCATTGCCGGTCAGTAACTGACCGTCGGTAGGCGTTGACCCCGTTCCCGTACCACCATTTGCCACTGCAACCGGAGTCTGCAATGAGATTGTGGTGTTGGTGATATCAATCCCGGTTCCAGCCTGATACACCTGAGATTGGCTAAACTCGGCAAAGGTAATATTGGTTGAGCCGAAGACAATAATTCCCGGCGTATTACAGACGTAAGCAGCGCCCTTCTGAGACGTACCGCCTGAAACGAAGAAATAACTACCTTCGTCAAGCGAGTTAGATCCACCTTCACCGTAAGTGTCAGCGTCATCGGAACGGGTCATGACGTATTGGGTAGACCCATTGCCTACCGTCGTAACAACGTAGATGCCGTTACCAATTTGGTTCGTGCAGTCCTTGATCAAAACACGCTGCGCGGCTTCAGCCACCGTGCTGTCAATGACCAAGGTTCCGTTGGCCGTAGCCGTCAGAGTTGCACTGACACCCGCCGTGCCGTTGTTGTAAGTATCCGTTCGTCCAGTACTGGCTGGAGTCGCCAAGACAACATTAGTGTGAACGTGGATCGCAGCGGCGGCTAAGTTATCTACATATTCTCTATTTGCCGCATCAGTAGCCGCTTCAGGTGCAGCGACGTTTGTAATCCTGCCGGATGAAGCACTGATCGTACCTGACTGCGTGAAGAAGACCGACTTGCCAGCAGGATAGGTGACAAAGACCTGCTTCGTTCCTGCGGAGAAAGTGACCTTGGCTCCGCTTGCACTAGAGGCTAAGACCGTATCACGAGAAAGCGTATCGCCTACCGAGGTGTAGGTTCCAATACCCACTTCCCACTCAGAGCCACCTTCAAGGGCTATGGTGTAGTAGGTTTGGTTTCCGTTACCAACGCCAGTCGAAAAGCCTTGATAGCCGACACTCGCACCGGCAAGCGAAATGGTTCCACTACCACTGGTAGTAGAAGTCTCTAGGACGCGATCCGCAAGTACGAGGGCCATTTAAACCCCCGATTAGGCAATACGCAGGATCGCGGTCGAAGCAGCGGCAGCGGGGAATTGGATCGTGAAGTTGCCAGCGGTGGAAGTCTTGTCACTGCCAAACGCCAGAACCGCAACAGCCTTGTTACCCTGAGTCGCGTTGTAGATCAAAGCACCGTTGGCCGTGATCGTCGCGCTCGAAAAGGTCAAATCATCGAAGTCGATGAAAGCCGTCGTGCTGCTAGAAGTCGGCACCTGCGAGATCGTCAGAGTCAGCCCACCCGCCGTGTAGTTTGTACCAGACGATGAAACCTCGTTGGAGGTCGTATACGCCGTGGTCGAAGCATCAAGCGTTGCCGAGGAAGTGTAGAGCGCAAGTTTAAACGTATCCGCAGCCGCCGAAGCGCGAATAACACCTGAACCGAAATTGTGGACGCCCTCAAGGATTTGAACCTTGAACGACGTAACCATCGCTTGTGAAATAGCCATTAGAGGTCTCCAATTAAGTGTGCGATTTCCGCATAGCCCTGTTTATCTAACTTCTTGCATATCGTCTCACGTTCAGCCGTTTGAGCCTCAGTGAGGTATTTTACCAGCCAATAGTGCAGGGCTTCCTTCGTATCTACGCGAAGAATACGGTTAGCCGCACGCTCCGCAATCTCTTCTACAGTGTGTTCCCGATGATTAGTCGTCTGCACCAGAACCTGCCCAACTTGTGTGTCTGCACTAAACATCACGTAGTCACCGGCATTCTAGCTTGACCCGAGCGGTAAGCATCCTGACGGTTCAAGCCGTCACCCAGTCTCATCAACTGTTGGATCGCTTCCTGATACTTCTGCTCGTAGTACTGCATCATGTCCTGCTCACCCTTGAGGTAGATGTACGCCTCGCGCAGTGATCCGTAGAGCAGAACAGTTTCAAAGTTATCACCGACCCACGACGTACCCGCGCCAACAATCGACGCCGGGTAGTAGTAATAGTGCAGTTCAGCCGTATACGCGATATCTGGCGCAGGGCCGATAATCATCGTGTTGTCATCCCAGATCGCGTAATACTTGGGTAACCCAGTATCGTCTGCATCCGGGTACGCCTGACGAATATAGTTCACATCCTTATTCAGCAGGTATGTGTATTCGTTATTGGACGGGTTGAACACCGCCAAGGAAAACGTCGAAAGCCAGTCAGACGGGAGGGCCATGTACTTGTTCCCAATCGACATCGTGGCAGTCGAGTTCTTACGGATTGCCGGGATCTGAACGGAGTTATAAATCCGCTCTTCAGCTAACTGCACAAAAGTCGGGATATTCGCCACGAAAGAAGTTTCCGTGGACTGAACGTAGTCCTGAATCAGTGTAGAAAGCTGAGAGTAATTCACGGCGACCAGCCTGACCTGTACTTAGCGTTGTTCTCAAGGTTGATCTGCGATACGAACTTTTTGCCCTTCGTAGCAGCACCAGCACCCTTCATATCCATGTGGGTGACGCCCTTGTTCACATCCTTCTCCGGGTAGCCATTACGCCCCGTCGAGTCGGTGTTCGGTCTGATCTTGCCGGGATTTAATTCTTTCATGGCAATTACCTCGGGCCAGAAGACTTACGCACCGGACTGCGCTGGTTCATCACCTTCGCCATGTTCCGACCGTACTTCTTCATCTCGCTGTTGGTCTTGCCGCCAGCACGAAAGCCCTTAGCGTTTTTGCCGTGAGCCTTGTTCGCCGGAAGTTTGGCGTGTTCCTTCAAAGTCATAGCCATCTCAATCTCCTAGGTCGTAACGACCGTCACCGTTCCTACTTCACCAGCCGGGGCCAGTGTGTTTGGAGTTAGTTCCGCATCGAAGGCTCTAGACCCACCGACCGGTGCCCAACCCCATTGTATCTGACGGCTACCATTAGCACCGTCATTACCGACCGCAAAATAACTCGTGTCCGGCCTTGGGTTCCGTAGAGCCTGCGGGTCGTCCACAGGATACAGACCAAGCGAGAGTTGAGGCTGGTCAGGCTCCCAACACTCCGGACAGACCAAGATATTCACGTTCTTGGTCTTCACCACAATCGACTTTAGCTGCTTCAGTTTGTACTGAAACCCGCATCGGTCGCACATGGCGATTGCGTTCTTGCCACTTGCAAACCTGTTTGGCATTAGTAGCCACCCAAGAAGCTCTCACGTGGTACAAACCGCACCGCCGCCTTTTCCCGGTCTTCGCCAGCCGCCAAATCCCAAGCCTCGTCGTACTGGGCTTTCAGGATCTGCGTACGCGCCTCTGCACCGGGGATCTTCATCGACAACATATAGGCCAGACCTGCCACCATGCAGGGCAAGAACCGGAACGGGATATCCTGCCCGTTGACGCCGTTACCCACATCGAACATCCGACGCAGGCGCGTGTAGTACAGGGTCCAAGTTGTGCTGTTGTCCGGCTTCGGCCATACCGTGAACTGCGGGTAGACAATGACGTTATCCGCACCCGTGGCACCAGTACGACGATTGATCCAAATCTGAATCGGGCGACCCGTCGCGTTCTTGTTCGGGATCGACACATAGGTGCTGGACGAGATACGGCTGATGTTGATGTCCTGCTGATTCGTGCCAGAGCCAGTCCGGATCACGTGGTCAAGCAGATCAACCGTATCAACAGCAAGGTCGTACGTACCGACATTGTAGGTCAGAGTGTGCGTACCTTGCTCCAGCGTCCAGAGGTTGATGCCCCGGTTAGCCCAGTCCATCAGCAAAAGCGACAGACTACGCTTCGACGTACGGAAGTCGTAACCCGTACGCAGTTCAGAACCGCAACGCTCGTAAGCCTCTTCAATGATCGTATTGAGGTCGAGGTTGAAGTCGGTTGTAGCTGTAGTCTTGTCAGCCATTACTTGCCTCGTTCTTCGATCAGCTTGACCCGCACTTGCAGGTCGTGGATGTCTTCCATAATGTCGTCTTTAAGTTCCTGACGACGAGCGGCGCTTAGTGGGCTATCAGTAGGTACACCGTCCTCGGTAATGAGAATGGGGATTTTAGACTCGATAGCAATCAGACGATTGTTGAATGATGCGATCTCCGCCAACAACCAGCCCACAGCGGCCAGAAGCACCGGAAACAACATATCCACAATCTTCTGCATGTTCACTTCTTACTTGCCCCTTTGACGATACGCACGGGTTTTCTGCGAGATGCCTTTGGGCTGCGCGACGAACTGCTTGCCTTGGGCTTTTCCTTTTCGCTTGGCGGCAGTGGTTCGGGCGTACTCAGCAGGGCTGAGAGCTTTAATCGCAGCCTCTGGTAGATATCTTTCACCCGTATCAGAAGATCGTTTACCACTTTTAGTTCTCCATTTCTGGGCAGTCCATGCCTTCAAGGATTGCTGCGGGGCTTTCATGACGTATATCCGCCGCCTTTTTCCTTATACCGTTTAGCCAACAACTGCGCCTTACGAGCCGACCATTGACCTGCCGCCGTGCCCTGAACAGCACTATTCTTGATGCTGTTGAACAATGCTTTACGCATACCGGGCTTGGAGTAGTTACCAGCCTCGTTGACCTTGCTCTTGACCTTGCCGCCCTTGGCATGGCGAATGGGACGACCAGTACCCTCAACAATCTCGTTATCCCCACGCCGCTTTGCTCGCGGCACCTTCTTGGGATTGATATCACCCATGCCTCGGGAGGGCATCATCAGACCATCCGCCCCTTTGTCTTGCCACGAACGGCGCAACCATCAGCACGCTTGGAGGCAGAAGACTTAACGGAGCCGCCTTTTTTATATCCCCCATAAATACGAACAGGAGCAGGGACCGTTCTAAGTGTACCGGCTCTTTTTTCAGCAAAAGAACCTTTGTCTTTACGGACGTTCATGCCTCCAGACGGGCCGCCAAAACCTTTCATATCATCTTCCCTCGGGTTTTACCGCGAATAGCGCAACCATCAGCACGCTTGGAGGCAGACGAAACGGAACCGCCCTTACGCATACGGGGGCCGCTAACACGCTCCTCACCGACTTCCTCAATATAAGAAGGATATTCAAATGGACCGGGAATTACCGGGTCTTTACTAACTCCAGAATATCCTAGGGCTTTTTCGTTATACGGCTCTTGCGGGGTTTTACCGTAACGAGGGTTTGGAGGCGGTTGCATGGACCCTGAACCCATACCTCTTTTAGCCGGTACTTGACCGCCAGGAGCCATCTTCTTGATTTTCCCGCCCACGCGCTTCTTCACCGATTC